TCCCGATGAGTTTTTCGGACCTGCGGGCGAGACGCTCGACGACATAGAAAATTACACCCGGATGTTCGAGAAAGTCCGGGCTATGGGGATGTGAAGGAGGTGAACTGATGAAACCCAGGCGAACCGGCGCGAAATCGAGGGTCGGAGACGTGGCAGCTTTCAGAATCGTCCGAGAGTTTAAGGCAAGCCCGGAAGGAAAGACCGAACTGGTAGATGTCACAGAGGAGATCTATTATCTGGGGGTCGTGGACTCCGTTGACAAGAAGGGCAAAGCTCTTTCGATCAGAGCCGGAGAGGATTTTTACCCGGACCAGGGCGGCTTCAATTACTTCGTCCCACGGGAGAACCTCGATTATGACGGAGTTCTCAAAGCTCTCGATTCCCAGGAGAGGTACAAGAAATGGACGCTCGAAGAGATACGGGCCTTTCTGAGCCCGTTTCTGAGGTGAGGAGATGACTATGGAGAATACAGAACTGCAAGCAATAGAAGACTCGAAACTCTTGAAGCGCGGCACGAAAGTGATCCACAACGGCCAGAAGTGTACGGTTCTGAACTTCAGGCACAACGGGAAGGGGTGCGAATATTTTCTGAGCGACAGAAAGTGGGTGAAGAGGCGGCAGGTAAGGAGGGTGAGGGATGAAAAGCAGGAATAGAGAGTTTCACAGAGAACGGCTGAAAGAGTTGAGAAAGGCCGTAGAGATCTCTCAACGAGACCTAGCGATTATATTAGGCGTTTCTGAAGCACTGCCCGGCCTCTGGGAGTCAGGAAACAGCAAAGGCCCATGTGGAGATAACGAGGAAAAACTAGCCAACTTGTTTGGAGTCCAGCCAGACTTCTTTCGTTCCGATGAATACAGCGGCATACCTCTGAGCATCTTCGAGAAGAAGGCGGAGATCGACAGGCTGTTGGCGGAATCTCCCAAACCCATTGAGAAAGCAGAACTGAAAATAGAGCTTTCAAAAGCCGAACCAGTGGATGAAAAGCTCGAACCTCTGAGTCGCATTCTGGGAGTCTCTGTCGAGAAGATCGAGAGAATCGAGAAACACTTCACAGGTATAGAGAAAGTGGCGGAATACTCGAAACTCGTGAAGGCTCAGATCGAGAACCACCGGCAGTTCCAGAACACGATTGATTCATTCATCGGGAAGGTAAACGAACGTTTCCTGGAACTGGAAGACTTGAGAAAGCGAGCTATCAAACTGGCTGAGGAAGTCGGGAAAGACTCGGAGGACATCGAGTTTCAATTCCTGAACGTGAAGGCGTCGGGATGAAGGAGGGAGAGATGTACGAGAAAACAATCTTCTCCCACGGCCAGGGCCTCGGTATCGTCTCCGACTCAAAAGAAGAGGTGCTAGAAATCGTGGCGAAAAGACCTGTAAAGATTCTTGAGACGCTTCTTAAGCCCGGCGAGATGACTTCTCTATTCGGTTTTTTCTCGCGAGAGGTTGAGTACCTGGGAGTGCTGAAGAGCGAAAGCCACAGGCAAGTTCTACCGATGGTTTTCTACCTTGGATCGGGGAAGAATCTCTTCAAGGAGGCTCACTATTTCAATGTTGTGATGCGAGTTACGAATACCAGGCTCTTTGAGAAAACCACAGAAACCACAGGGAGAGATTATCGCTATGTTTCTGGCATCTGGAAATAAAAAAAGAACCGGAGGTATCACATGAAGAGAATCGACAAATTCCTTGAAAGACAGCGGGAGAAGATCCAATCGTCGGAACGGTTGGAGAAGAAAATCCAGAAAGAACTGGAAACGAAAGCCCGGAAAGCGGACGAACTTTTCGGACCTGAAGAGGAGCGTGAAGGAAATGCCGTTGACCGACGTGGAACTAGATGATATCGAATGCAGGGCAAGGATACAGAAAAAGAACTTGAACGGGATCGTGGAGACTTATTTCGGGGAGTGGATTCCGGAGCTGGTTGCCGAAGTGAAGAGGCTTAGGAAAGAAAACCATGAACTTCGCCAGACACTGGAGGGCAACGGAATGATGATCCTGAAGGAGGCATCTTATGGGCATGACCAACAATAAAAAAGCTCAAGAAAGAAGAGAGCACTTTCAAACACGAAAAACGAAGGAAGTATGTCCCGGCTATCGTGCTTGATTCCGAAGAAAACAAGAGGAGGTTCTCCAAGAAGCTTCTGAAGACAGTGGAGGTGTAAAGGTGGAAAGAAAAGAACCAGGGTTAGAAGATTTGAAAAAACAGCTGTTAGGTCTTCGTCAAAACCTGGGTTTGACTATCGAAAGAGAGGACGCGATGTTAGAGCACCTGAAGGAGAAAGTGAAAGAAATTACCTGGCTGAATTTGGCTCTCTCTAATTCCCAGAACATCGACGAGGCTCACCAAATCAATATCAAGATATGGCACAAGGCGGCGGAAATCATTCGCGATATTCTGATGTCGGTCGAGTATAGCCACAAGGAATTCAGACCCAAGGAGGTAGATTCCTA